ACACGGATGCCTATTGGGGTATTATCTACAACTATACCGATGCCAGCAATGATGCCGTGGCTTACGTTGACCTCGGCGGGCCTGTGGATATGACGGCAGGGGATTTGACTATCACATGGAACGACAGCGGGATATTTACGATAACAAAAGCAGCATAGGAGGTACCATACCACGCTTGGAGGTTAATTTAACAACAGGCCATGTAGGAGAGATCACATGAAAGAGATAGTGACAATAAGCAGGTATTGGAACAAGCCATTTATTAAGGTTGTAGTTACAAATGATGATATCTCATTATCAATTCCACTAGTTGATTTCATAGACGCAGTAAAGAAGGAGATAGGTTCTGTTAGATGGATAATAAAGAATGAAACATTTGAGTATATATTAGATAAGGCTGTAAAAGTAGTGATAGAGAAAGTAAAGGAAGAAAGTAGTAAGGGAGTATAACTTTAGTGAAATTTTCACCATAGGAGGATACAATGGCAGCTGGAACAGCTTACAATATGTTTAAGAAACTTCTTCTGGACGGCAGTATCGACTTCACCAACGATACTTTCAAGATGATACTTCTCCCAGATACTCACACGCCTGATATAGACGCCGATGAATACTATGATGATGTCTCTGGAGATGAGCTTACAACAGCTGGAGGATATACTGCTGGTGGAGCAACTCTCGCTGGAAAGGCTGTAACTGTAGATGATACAGACGACGAAGGCGTCTTTGACTGCACAGATATCTCCTGGACAGCCGATGGTACTGGTTTTACTGCTCGATATGCTATCCTCTACAAAGATACAGGCGACCCAGCTACAAGTCCCCTCATAGCATATTGGGACTTTGGAGTGAATCAGAATCCAGTCTCTATGACTTTCTCCTTAGTCGTGAACGTTGAAGGTTTGATTAATATAGAGTAATCTATGAATGTAGATCTTGACGTTGTAGTTATAACTATATCTCCACAGAAGCTTGAAGTAAGTGGAATCTATCTAGAGACTGTTGTCCTGACAGTTGTCCCTAAGGAATTCTTCTCTGGTACTCTTGTCGTTTATCTAGGAGACTACACAGGAGTTTCAGATCTTGGAGACGCTTATGGAGACCCTGGAGTTTTACTCACAGTAAAGTTTCCAACTATAGCTACTCCACTAGATGGACACGTCCATCTTTCTCCATTAGTTATAACTATCACTCCCATAGACATACAACCTTACCAACCTCGTAGTACCTGCGAACTAACTGGTATGTTAGATCGTCTGAGACTAGATGGATGGGCAGGAGCTGTCTCAGGAGATATGACTTGTGAGCTTTCTTCTCTCTTAAATTTTATGAGAACAGGACTTTCAGAACCTACATATTCTCCACCTATAGAAGTAGTAGCTGATAGAAAACAAGGATTCTGGATTGACTCTAGTGAAATATTTACTTTTACACTTACAGATACAGCATCAAATCATGTACTTATTGTTTTTATTACTTACGATGGAGACAGGACTTGTTCAAGTGTAAAATGGAATGGAGTTGATATGACTTACTGGTCTCATGTTCACCAAGGTATAGGTGGTGGTGGAGATAGATGTATGGATATGTGGACACTTGTTGACCCTGATTTAGGAATTCATGATCTTGAGATAACAATTCCTAGTAATGATAATGCTGCTGTAGTTACTTTCTTGCATTATACAGGATGTAAGTCTGGAGATCAATTTGGAGATAATCCTGTATCGCAATATAATGGAAGAATAATAGGTTCAATAGGTACTTATGGTGGTTACGATATTACCTGTACTGAAGGTGATTTAGTTATAGACCATGTTTCAGTATCTCCTTCAGCGAGTCTTACTGGAGGACTTGGAGAAGAAACATATGAATATTCTTCATATCTAAACCATATATTTGGTTCTAAAGTTATAGGATCTGCAACATTAAAGTCATCTATTTGGACTAGTGATATAGATACTGATTGGGCTCAGATTCTACTTGTTCTTAAAGGTAATTCAATCGCACCATCAACAACTTATACCCCTGTAGGCGATAGCAACTGTTCTCTATCTGAACTAACTGAGCTTATCCTTACTGAGTACAATGCACCTTCTGTCTCCTCTATAGCCTCACATTATGGAGACGCTGTTCACCTGTCATTCGCAGATAACGATGGTCAGGGTTATGTGAAAGTTGGAGCTGGAGATGATAGGATACTACTAATCTTCGTAGCCTACCATCGTATGGGACTCTATCCTAAGCCTTTTCTCAATAGTGTAACATATGGAGGAACTGCTTTAACTAGGTTAACTAGGGTAGATGGAGCTGGTGGAGTAGGTCCTACTGTAGAAGTGTTCTATATGCTAAGTCCACCAGTTGGCACAGCACTAGCTGAGATACTGCTAGCTTATAACTCACAATGGGTATCTGCTACAGCAGTATGGTTCTCTGGAGTTAACCAGAGTAATCCATTTGCTAGTACTACATACAATGCACTAAATAGTGTGCAGGAGATATCCACTATCATTGGCATAGGTACAGGGCAGTATCCTCTAGACTTTGTAGCTTGTATAGACGCTACTTGCACTATGGCTCCAGATGATGCTACACAGACTGTTATAGCGAATGGTGTCGTAGGAAATATCTTGAGAGGAATATCTCATAGAAACGGGCAGACTGGAAATAAGATCTTCCAATGGGAGAAGACAAGTGAGCTAGCTGTAAGTGCTTTTACTCATGTAGCTATATCTCTTTCTCCATCTAGTCTTAGTACTGTTCCTCTGGAAGTAGAAGAACCTACTGACGACTGCGAGCTATCATGGGCTGTCTATGATGTTATAAATGCTATAAGGGGGACTGTACACTGATGGATTATATAGAAGTAAGAGAGAATATGAAGACTGGAGATTGTCTGTTGTTTAGTAGCTTCAGTCCAATAGCTGCAGGTATAAAGTTCTTCACAGGGAGTACTTGGTCACACGCTTCCCTTATCATCAGACTGTCGGAGTATGAAGGAGAAGAGAGGCATAGGTACTACGTAGAAGCCACGAGTCCTACAGTAAAGCTGACAAGGCTAACAGCCAAGATGATGGATTATACAGGAGTAATCGCTTGGCTTCCTCTTCCTAAGTACATGGATAAAGATAGGATACTAATGGGCTGTATGATGCTTCAGCTTATCGATAAGAAGTACGACTATGGTAGCGTTCTGAAACAGATCTTCAGGCGAGTAAGTACAGACGCCGATAGATTCTTCTGCTCTGAGCTATGCGGTTATATCTGGGGTATTGAGTGCATAGACGGTAAGGCACCGACTCCAGCTGACATACCTGGCTTAGATATATTCAAGGGTATAGAGCCAGTAATAATCTACGATGGGAGGAACGGACATGAGTAAAGATGGACAGACTAACTTAGCTGGTTTCATAGGTGGCTTAGCTATCATCGCTCAGTGGATAGCTGGAAAATGGGGAATAGACCTCGGCATAACAGCTGATTTCCTAAGTGCTATAGCACTCGTGGCAGGCTTGGTAATCGCCTGGTATGTTGGTAAGACAGGAAATAACACTAAGCCTGAGCAGGACAAAATCTTAGGAGAAGGTAAATAAACTGTGGTGAAATTTTCACATGAGGTGGCTCTTGACTGACCATGTTCTAGCAAATGAGGAGATAGAAGAAATACTAGTAAACTGCTGTGCTTCTACAAGAGTCACTGCACCTACCCTATTCCCAGATCGCTTCTATCTCCCTTTCGCTCCTATTCATAATCCTATCTTTGCTATCCTAGACGATGATACTATAGATAAAGCCGTCATAACAGCCCCTCGAGGTCTCGGCAAGACTAGTATAATAAACCTAGCATATCCTGCTAAGAAGATACTCTTCCGTGAGAAGAAGTTTATTGTTCCTATCAGTAACTCTTCCACACAGGCAGTGATGCAATCGGAGAACTTAAAACGTGAACTTACGACTAACCATATCATTCGAAGTATCTTTGGACCTATTAAATCCAGCGTACCTAGTGACGCTTTCACAAAAGATATGTGGGTTACTGAAGGAGGCACACTCATCTTTCCTCGTGGAACGGGTCAGCAGGTCAGAGGAATCTTGCACAATGACGAGCGACCAGACCTTATCATTGGAGATGACCTCGAAGACTCCGAAAGTGTTAGATCTGAAGACCAGAGAAAGAAGCTCAAAGAATGGTGGTTCGCAGACGTACTCGGTTCTACGTCTCGCTTCAGGAAGAACTGGAAAATTGTCGTTATCGGCACGCTATTGCACGAAGACTCACTCTTAGCTAATCTAATGGACGACCCTAACTGGGTACATCTGAACATAGATATATGTGATGATAACTATAACAGTCTATGGCCTGACTTTATGTCGAATGAGGATATAAGGAAGCTGGCTGAGACCTATCGTGCCCAAGGATTGCTAGATACGTTCTTTAGGGAATATAGAAACAAGGCTATAAGTACAGAAGATGCTACATTCCTACAGTCATACTTTAAGTACTATGACGAGGGAGAATCTAACCTAAGTAAATCGAAGGCTATCGAAAATGTCGTTATCATTGACCCTGCAAAGACTACTAAACTACATAGCGCACATTCCGCTGTCGTTGGTGTGGGTATTAATCTTGGTGCTAACCGTATCTATCTTCGGGACGTATCTGCTGGCATGTTTCATCCTGATAAGCTGTACGACGAGGCCATCAAGATGGCTCAGCGAATTAAAGCAAATGTTATAGCTATAGAAGTTACCTCTCTAAACGAGTTCATAACATACCCACTGAGGAATGAGTTGATGCGAAGAGGGATTGAGATTGAGCTAGTAGAGCTCCATGCGAGAGCGAAGAAGGAGGACCGTATAGCTGGTCTTGTTCCTTTCTATCGCAGAGGTCTAGTCTATCATAATAAGGCAGTAAGCACTCCGCTTGAGGAACAGTTGCTTAGCTTCCCTAGAGCTAAGAGATTCGACATAATGGATGCTTTTGCTTATATAGTTGAATTGCTAGAACAGGGAGAGCGGTACTTCTACCCAAGAACAGATAACGTGAGTGAACTGGAGCTGGCTGAGAATAAGAGAATGCTAGAGGAAGATGAGATGGATTCAATCTTCGTGGATGAAGAAGACTTCGACTATGGTGACGATATAGTGGAGAAGGCAAGTTGGAGGACTGTATGACTAATGTAAGTTATCCTAGTTTCTTTATTGAGTTTTGGTTTTATCTACTTAATATATGGGAAGTTTGTGAATTTTGGGTCTATGATGGATTTATAGATTATCCATGTGTAGGTGATTGTAGTTATACTTATAACTATAATTATAAAGACTATATGATGACTAGACAAATACCATCAATATATATCTTGACTACTATGGTAAAAACTGATAAACTTACATCAATGGGTGAACTATTATGAGGCAAGTGCAGGGCAGCTACAATAGAAGGTCTACAGAAGCACTTAAGGAAATTAACTACGATTACGGCTATCCTGCTGGCTTAGGAAATTTGAAGCCAGGTACTGAGAAGCATGATAAGATAGTTAAGGAGATATTAGATAGAGCACAGGCTAGCTACGACGTTATGAGTCGTAGGCATGACTACTGGAAGAAGATAGATCATACTCTCACGGCTTATATAACACTAGACGACGAGGAGGAGTACGTTCTTGAAAAAGACACTAGGAAGCCAGTATCTATCGTTGTTCCTTATAGCTATGCAACTATTGAAACTATCCTTACATATTGGGTATCTGTATTCCTTGAAAACCCTATATTTAGGTATCGCGGTTTTACTAGTGAAGATACAGTCGGCTCTATCATGCTTGAGAAAGTTATCGAGCTGCAGTGTATCAGGAACAAGGTTGCCCTAAATCTACACACACAGTTCAGAGACAGTCTAGCCTACGGCTTCGGTGCTTCGAGCCCATACTGGAACTCACACTGGGGACATAGATCTATCTTCGATAAGACTACAGGAATGAAAAGAAGAGAGCCTACGAGACTTTTCGAAGGCAACGCTCTTATGAATATAGACCCTTACCTGTACCTACCAGACCCTAGCGTTCCTATACAGGACGTACAGAAGGGTGGATTCGTAGGATGGATAGATAAAACAAACTATCTCGATACACTAAATAGTGAGCGGTATGACCAAGATATGTTCAACGCTAAGTACATTGCTCATATAGATGGACATACTTCTACGATACCAGAAGACACATCAGGCAGGGAAACTAAGGTTGGTGGCGAAGCTAGGAACGCTGAGATATCAGACATAACTCGTCCTATCGATATCACCTATATGTTCATTAACATCATTCCTAAGGAATGGAAACTGGGTCTCGGTGAGTATCCAGAAAAGTGGCTCTTTATGTTGGCTGGTGATGAAGTCCTCCTCAAAGCTCAACCCCTCAACCTCGACCATAACCTCTACCCTGTAACCATATGTGCTCCAGACTACGATGGATACTCCCTCACTCCAATCAGTAGGCTTGAGATAATCTATGGCTTGCAGGGAATACTAGACTTCCTCTTCACCAGCCACGTTGCTAATATAAGGAAAGCTATCAACGATATGCTGATAGTAGACCCTTACCTTATAAACATGAGTGACCTTAAGAAGCCAGGTCCTGGCAAACTCATACGCACTCGCCGTGCTGTATGGGGCAGAGGTGTCGAGAATGCTGTAAAGCAGCTTGCTGTCACCGATGTTACTAGAAACCATATGCAGGACGCAGGCATAGTCATGGACGTTATGCAACGTAGTTCATCTGCAGTCGACTCTTTAATGGGAATAATAAGGGGAGGCTCAGAACGCCGTAGTGCCACAGAATCTAGGGATACGAGGATGTCAGCGCTTAGCCGCTTGGCTAAAAGTACCAAGATAGCGTCGATTATGACTATGCAGGACCTGGCGTATATGTTTGCTAGCCACACTCAGCAACTGATGGAGAATGAGACTTATATCTCTACAGCTGGAAGATTTCAACAGGAGCTCGAGGAAGAGTACGGATTCTCGACAGGTATGAAAGTAAGCCCTATGGACTTGATGATAAACTATGATATTGTAAGTCACGACGGCACTATAGAAGCAGGTGAGTTCGCTGAAGTCTGGCTACAGATGTATCAGACTCTAGCACAGAATCCTGCTGTTGGTTCTGGTTTCGACATGGTTCGTATCTTTAAGCATCTAGCAAGAATCTCAGGAGCAAAGAATGTAAATGAGTTCGTGAGGAAGGGTGGAAGTGCACAGATAAAGCTGAAGCAAGATGAAGAGATAGAAGCCGAAGTGCAGAAAGGAAATATGAGGCCGATATGAAAGACCCTACTGTGAAATTTTCACAACAGTTAGAGGACAATCTACCTGATATAGAGGAGCTTAGAAACTTCGTAAAAGGTAGGATATGGAAGTATCTAGAGGCTACTCTAATGGTCAGGATAGAAGGATGTAGAGATGACCTTGAGAGAGGACAGTCTGACGACTTAGATACACTTAGGATAAATCAGGGAAGGGCTGAGGAACTGCGATTCATTGCAGCTTATCCACAGTTTCTTATAGATAACTATGAAAATCTAAGAGATGAGATAAAAACGAAACAGGAGGAGAAAGATGGAAAATAATACAGGAATAGGAACAGGAGAAGGTGGAGGAAGTGAGGGTAAGGCTGACGCCAGCGGTGATGTTGGAAGTGGAGATGCATCATCTCCTGTCCAATCTCAGATTGCTGATATGCTTGGTACTTTTCTTGATGATAAGGCGAGTGACAAGGAATTTGAAGACGTTACAAAGGGCGTTGACGAGGAAACAGATGAAGCTGGGAAAGACACTGGTGAAGAAGGGAAAGATACTCCTGCAGTAGAAGAACCTGCAGAGAAAGATAAAGCTGAAGCGAAACCTGACGGAGAAGGTAAGGAAGCTACTGACGATACTCGCGATTCACAGATCGCAAATCTAACAGAGCAAGTAGCTGCCTTGTCGCAACAAATAAGTGCACTTCTCAATAGTCAAGCAAAGCCTAAGGAAGAGCCGAAGCGCGACACGATTGAAGATGACTTCGAAGAAGTCAAGAAAGATCTCGTGTCTGAATTTGTGAACTCTGATGAGGAGTATGACCAAGCCTTTGATAAGAGAGAGAAGATGAATGAGATACTTAAGCGAGTCCAAGAATCTTCTGTACAGGGAGTTCTGAGAGCTATCCCGAAGATTATAAACAAGGTAGTTCCGCAGTATGTCCAGATGTATCAGAAGACACTTGACTTCTATACTAAGCATCCAGACCTCAAACCTCACGCTCAATTCGTTGGTCAAGTGACAAACGACATAGTCTCCAAGAATCCCGACTGGGATATGGACAAGGTCTTCGCTGCGCTGGGTGGAGATGACAAGGATGTAGGAGAAGTAAGAAAGAGACTCGGGCTTAAGAAGAGTGCCGAGACTGCAGCTAAGAAATACAACGTAGCACGACCTGCTTTTGGAAAGGCCCAGTCCGCCAGACAAGGCGGAGATGCAGCTGCAAAGCTGACTGGAGTCGAGAAGGAGATAGCTGATATGTTAAGTACAGAAGAATTGTAGGAGGTACCTTATGGGATTAGACCATAATATAAACGAAAACTTTAGAGACGGTGATATACTCTCTAGCGCTCAGACATCTGACGCTGTGAGTGTTGCCGCTTCAGCTGCGACTTCAGCTGTAGGGTCAGAGGCTGCTAGTGCTGGTCTCTCGGCTGGAGGCTCAGCTGGTGCATCTGCAGGAGCAAGCACTGGAGCATCTGCCGCCGCAAGTTCAGCAACATCTGCTGCAACCTCAGCTGTGACAAGGTTGAGTACAGTAGATAGTACTACGCTAAGTACTAGCACTAGTGCTGATACTAGCGCAAATACAAGATTCTCAGCCGCTGACAGTACAATAACTGTCGCATATCAAAGTGCTGATACCTCGGTAATAACAAGGATGAGTACTGTGGATAGTACTAACCTGAGCGCTGGAAACTCAGCTGATACATCCTTGATAACAAGGTATAGTACAGCTGATTCAGTAGTGCTGTCGAGTTCAGTTTCTGCTGACACAAGTGCTATTTCTAGATTAAGTACCGTTGACAGCAGCAACTTATCTGCAGTGGTAAGTGCAGTAACAAGCGTTAATACAGGCGATTCAACTGCAATAAGCACTGGCATTAGTCAGGCTGTATCAGCAGCTACGAGTGCTCAGTCAGGAGTATCTGCACTTGATTCAACAGTAACATCAAGTGCTACATCAATGGATACTTCCGTTATCGCAAGGTTGTCCACGGTTGATAGCTCGAACTTGTCTACAGCGACAAGTGCTGACGGTAGTATGGCTACGAGATATGCCAGTGCTGACACTTCTCTCAAGGCAGTGTTGGATTCAGCTGATACGTCTCTTGCTACACAGATAAGTACAATTAACTCTACAATAGCTTCACTGCATCCATAAGGAGGATATGTGAAAGTAGCTCATTGGACATTCTTCAACGGCTCAGGACTAGCCAATATGGCAGCTGAGATGGCTGAGGCTGAAAAACCCTTCGGGGTTGACGTTGTAATCTGCGACACACAGAAACCAGCAACTTGGGCAGCTGGGATGGACGCTGATATTCATGTAGTTCATTCTCATGTCCCAGATGCTATCTCGTTCGATAAGACGAAGAAACTGGTTGATGTCCAGCACGGTTCTCCTGAACACACGTTCGAACTGAGCGTGACGCAAGGGTTGTATGGAGCCTATGGTGCTAGTGACAGCTTAGCTGTAAGTGGCTTTCTCTTGAAGAGAGCAGACGCTGTAGTCTCTATGTGGGAACGTCAGGCTTATCTACTAGAGAGCATGACGAGGACAAAGGTCTACACGATACCAATGGGAGTTGACACGAAGTTCTGGACACCTGTACCTAAGCAGAATCTGCTAAGTGGAAAGCCAAGTGTCTTGACAGGAGAGAACTCACATACTTGTAAGTGGCCAGTGGACATCATGTTCACTTGGGGAAAGATAGCTGAGCAGCTTCACGATGCACGCTTGCACGCTATCAACGTCCCGCACGACCAACACAAGTGGTGGTTTCCTCTTGCTTATATGACTAACACCATGTATAGTGCTTACGTGAGTGGCTTCAGGTGTAATAAGAACCAACTGAGAGACTTCTTTTGTGCAGCTGATTACTACTATTCTCCAGTAGAATATGGAGACCATAATAGGGTAAGTCTCGAAGCTGCAGCGTGTGGAACTAAAGTAATAAGCTACCGAGGTAACCAGTGGGCTCACTACTGGATAACTGAGGGAGACCAAAGAATTCAAGTACAGGAAATGCTGGCGATTCTCAAGGGTGAGACAAAGCCTAGGGAAGTGCCAAAGGTTCCTGATATTACGGAAACAGCTGAGGCTATGCTAAAGGTATACGAGGAGGTTCTGCGGAAATGAGAATACACGAGACAGCTAAGATAGGAAAAGGAACGAAAATCGAGGACACAGCTGTCATACAAGAGAACTGTGAAATCGGTGAAAACTGTTTTATTGGTCACTATGTTGTAATGAGACCGAATACGAAGATAGGAAATGATACTGTTATTGGTCATCTAACTGTCTTCGAAGGCGACTGTTCAGTGGGCAGTAAGTGTCTTATACACGCACAGTGTCATATAACCAAAGGCGCTGTGATTGAAGACCTTGTCTTTATAGCACCTATGTTCTGCGGCTGCAATGATAACTATATGGTTCACAATAGACGGCATATAAAGCCCTTTATTGTAAATGGCTATACTGTTAAAAGAGCTGCGAGGATAGGAGCTGGAGTAATGGTTCTACCTGGAGTTACAATAGGCGAGAACTCTGTCGTAGGAGTAGGAAGCGTTGTGACTAGAAATGTAATGCCTGGAACTGTGTTCTATGGTTCCCCAGGTAGGATAAAAGGTTTAGTCGATAAAATCGAACATCTCTAATAGGAGGATTTACTATGAGTGCATTTGCTGGAATGAGAGGAACTGGAGATTGGGTAACTGACCAGAGGCCTAAAAATTGGCGTGAGATGCTGCTTCGTCTCTATCCCAATGGTGAGATGCCGCTGACGGCTATTACAAGTAAACTGAAACAAGAGAAAACAGATGACCCTGAGTTTAACTGGTGGACCAAGAAGTTTCCAGATCAGGCAGGAGCCATCACTGGCGTTTATACAGATACAGCCTTGTCAGTTGCATACACAAGCACCTATGCAACAGGTACAGTTGGTGCAAATGCTGGCACGACTGTCTATGTAAAGATGGCTGCAGCGACGATTGCTGAGGTAAGAATAGGACATCAGCTTGTCCTTCGTGACGCTTCAGCTCCCTATGTCGATGTCAATGTTAAGGTAACTGCGAAGACGGTTAATGGAGCTAACTCCTATTTAACCTGCGTACTTCTCGAGGACGACGACAACGACTTCGATATCAGGGCATCTTCAAGCCACAACATCGGTACTGCCGACCGCTTCATCATAGTTGGTAACATAAACGAGGAAGGCGCCGCTATGCCTGGTTCTATCACATATGACCCTACCAAGTACTACAACTATACACAGATCTTCCGTACACCTCTGAGCATCACCAGGACGGCAAGAATGACTAGGCTGAGAACTGGTCCTGCTTATCAGGAAGCAAAGAGAGAGTGCCTTGAACTCCACGGAATTGAAATGGAGAAGGCATTCATCTTCGGCATCCCGACTGAGAATACTGGAAGTGGTGGAAAACCTGAGAGAACGACTCAGGGAATCATAGACTTCGTTCGCAAGAACGTAGTTGCTAACCACAACAGCTACAGCATGAATACTGCTTACACTGGAAAGGGCTGGACAGAGTCTGGCGGTGGCGAGACATGGCTCGATAGTTACCTCGAAACACTCTTCAGGTTTGGAAGCTCTGAGAAGATCGCAATCTGTGGCTCGACAGTTCTTCTAGCCATGAAGAGACTTGCTCTCGCAGGCGCTCACATGGATATTACTCCAAAGACAACTAGCTACGGACTTAAGATTGTTGAGTGGGTTACTCCATGGGGTACTATCAACATGAAGCTTCACCCGCTTATGAGTCAGGAGTCTTCCTTTAGGAAGATGATGATTCTCTTCGAGCCGAAGAACATTGTCTATCGGTACATTACTGACACTACCTTCTACGGAGAGGGTGGAAAGACCGCAGCTGAGGGCACTAACTATGGTCGCTATGATGCTACCAATGAGGAGTTCCTTACTGAGGCTGGTTTGGAACTGCGGCATCCAGATACATTCATGATTCTGGACGGATTCGGAGACGATTGTCCGTAATAGGACATCTAAACAGAAGTGGGTGGGGAGCTTCGGTTCCCCACCTACTGTGAAATTTTCACCAAAGGAGACAGTTATGAGGATTAAATTCTATGGTCGGGCTGAGTCACCTGCTGGAGATTCTATAGCCTCAGCAACTGTTAAGATATACTTAGCAGGAACTAGTACACCTGCAACAGTCTACACTTCCGTTACTAGTACAACTGGAGTAAGTCAAGTTACAACTGACGAATATGGATACTATACCTTCTACGTCAATGCCTTCGCATACGACCAAGGACAGCTTTTCGATCTTGTTCTAAACAAGCTTGGTAGTTCTACTACTTATACCTTCTACAACATTCAATCAGATAACATCATACCAGGGACTTATGATATAGATGAGAACACATTAGTCTCAGGTCATGTCTATATACCAAAGGGAGTAGTGCTTAATATAAGCAATGGAATAACACTAACATTCTCAGTAATGCCTGAGATAGGACTTTATACAGTATTCACAGGAGATGGAACAGTATCTTTCCCTAGTGGTTGTAAAGTATATATAGATTGGTGGGGAGATGACCTTGCAACAGCTGTAGCTAATATAGGAGCAGCCGATGCAACAGTAGTAATATCAGATACAGTTGCAGTCGCTAACAGTCCCCTTCTCTTTGAGAATATAGTTGTACCAAGTAATATCTGCTTACTATTCGAGCCACCAGGAAAACTAGATATAGAAGCGGGATATACTGTAACAATAGGTAAATTATCTTGTCTATCAATTTATCAAATCTTCGATGGACTTGGTTCTATTGTATTAAGTTCTGGTTCTGTACTAGAAGTATATCCAGAATGGTGGGGAGCTGTAGGTGATGGAGTAACAGATGACACAGATCCTATAAATACTGCATTAGAATGTGCTTCAGATAACTTATTATTATTAAGACTTGGTAGTAAGACATATAAAATAACTGATACACTACATGCTACTCCATTTGGTTCTACCTACCAGTCTTGTAATATAGTAGGAAATGGTGGAGGATATTCTTCCTCTGGCTCACCTACTATTATAGATGCATCAGAAATAGTAGCAAAACCAGCAATAAATATATATAAAGGAAGAGGTATTAGACTAGAGGACTTTTGTATAGTTGGTGGTAATACTAATATAGAGACAGATATTAATATAGAAGATTTACTATATGATGCAGACTATGTTAGAGCAGGTATACGAGACTCTAGATATAGTCCATACTGTGGTATCTGCATAGATGGTGGAGTTGGTTCTATACCAGCTGATGGTGGATATACTGGATTTACTTATGGTGAAGAAACTTCTGGTAGTGCTAATATTCTTATTAATAATGTAGTTATTAGAAGGTTTGTAGTTGGCATAATGGTAAACTGTGAGAACGGAGCTTTACAAGGGGACAATATTACTGTTGTCAATCCTAATATTTCTAGTTGTAAAATAGGAATAGCTTCTGGACAAGGGCAGGCTAGAGTATTAAAAGTGTTTGGAGGAAATATATCATATGTTAGAACAGTGTATGATGGACTAGAATACGGAGCACAACAAGGGTCAGGTATATTTTTCTATGGTACTCAAGTAGGTCCAGCGTTCGAAATATATAGTGGTGATTCTGCTATTGGTAGTTCAGGTTTTTATTCTATAAGGGGTGAATCTTTACATAGGATAGGGCAGTCTGGTATTGGTATTGCAAATTCAAGATATCCTATATTATTTTCTAATTCAGATATACATCTATTAAATAACACCTTATATGGGAATAGATGCCCTATAGAATTTGAGGCGTTTTCCCCTACAGAATTTATAGGTTGTTCCTTTGTTGATGATGGAGACTTTAGTAAAGCTCTAAATCTGGTAGCTGTATCTCCTATTGCCCTCAAATCTTGCATTATAACATTATACGATAGAACCAAGCCATTTATAGGAACATTAAAAGACTATGGTTTTAGGGTAACCATTGATAGGTGTCATGTCATAGATTCCAGTAGCTACATAATGTACAACGGTAATGATGCATATGCACTACCAGCAAGATTCTGCGGTCATTGGTCTACACACAATATAGACACTCCTCAGTATAGGTATCTATATAAACATTCTGTAGCGGGAAATTATTATTATATAGCCAATATAACCAGTATTTCATTTTCTGCCACACAGGTATCATTTTCTACCACAGGTGCGGCAAAGTTGGCTGTTGGAGATACTATATTATGGCAAATGAAAACTGTTGGCAAAAGTTTATTACAACACACTGTTGCTGGTGCTGTAATAGCATCTATAGATGGTGCTGATGTAGTCTGCGATCTATTATATGATAGGGCTTATTATGATGAAACGTGGGCAGATGGTATATTTGTACTATTAGTAAAGTGGGCACCTGGAAGTTCTCTTACTGGTGATACTAATAGTAATACTACTATATCAAACATAAATAATACTAATATACTTAAAGTAGGAGATTGGATAAAAGGCACTAATATACCAGCTGATACAAGAGTAACAGGTATAAATGGTACTAATGTTACTATAAATAATGCAGCTACTGGAACTACTATTGGAGTCGCTTTATATTATGATAGGATACATTCTATAGATAGTACGCTATTGTATTAATTTGGAGGTAGTATAATGTCTGACATTCTTGTAATACCAGGCGAAGAGATAACAGCTTCAACGACATCTACTCTCTCGGATATAGTAGATATGTTCGTGGAGCTATCTGGAAGAAACGACCTTATAGCTGCTGGAGTTGTAGCTGATGCTACTTTCTTCATAAATCAAGGCTGTCGTGAGCTGGATAGGAGACTCTTCGGGGGAAAAGCAGAAGCTAGATATACATGTGACTTAGCAGCATCTCAGATACTAGTACCAATTCCAGACTGTCGAGCGATAAAGGAAGTATGGCTTTATACAGAAACAGATAAGGTAAAGCTAGTAAAGGCAGATGACCTTCTTGAGATGAAGAACTACTACAGTGAACCTAAAGCAAATAAAACTCCATCTGAGCCTTATGTCTACTTTCCTGTAAATGCTAGACCATATCCTACTACACTTACAGTAGGCGACCATAATCAACAGTGGGCTTTCGAGGATATTATAACTTCATTACATGAAGGATATAACGCTGTATTGATAAGTCCTCCACCTGATGTTGCAACTTATACTCTACAAGTACTTGGTCTCTTCTACTCAGATGCTCTAACTAAAGATGACGACTTTAACTATTGGACAGTATCTCATCCTCTTCTCCTCGTTCAGGCTGCCCTTTATAAACTAGAGCAGATGTACAGGAACACAGAGGGAGCTAAAGACTGGAACAATGCAATAGATAGTACAATGATACAGCTAAACAGCGATTGGATTGAAGAAGAGATTGCTGAGATAGACTGTATGGAAGGGTAAGATGAAAGAGTTTAACTTCCCATATAATGAAGGCTTACATGTAGGGCTTCTTCCTAACGATAGGTTCAGGAGGAATGTACCAGGACTACTTGAGTGCTATAATATGAAAGTAGACGAAAGTGGTCTCGTGCCTTATGTAGCAATAACAGATCCACTAACTGGTGCACCTACTTACTCTTGGCCTTATCCTCAGTTGTTTGACACTACAATAGGTATCTTCGCTGCCAGTGAAACTGGGATATATGAAGCAGACTCAGGCTACAATCTAACAGCAAAGATAACTAGTCTATCAGTCGGAGACATCTGGCATATGGCAGACTTCTACGATTATCAAGTCTGGGTGAATGGAGCTACGTGCGTTGTGAGAGATACAACGACAGGAGTCTTTTCTGTAGAGACTCTAACTCATATAGTAGAGAGCGTATGCAACTATAAAGGTCAGTTAATCGCAGGTGGCTTTGGTGGAGACCGAGGTAATTGGGTTGCTTGGTCAGGAATAGGTAAGACGTACCTGACAGAACTCTTGAATAAAGAAGACCAAACTAACATAACAGGTCAGATGCCAGTTGGTTGGTTTGGTGATGTCTATGTTGTGAAGAGGCTCGGAGAGTATGTCATGGTCTATGGCTCTGGAGGAGTCTCCGCTCTCCGACCTATATCTAGTCCAGTAACAGGCTTCGGTCTGCGAGTTATACTACAGCATGGTATAGCAGGAAAGGGCTGTATTGGAGGAGACGAGCATAGACATATCTTCGTTGACACGGAAGGGTACCTATGGTCAGCTACTGAGAATATTGAGTTCAGAACGGTGGAGCTAAAGAAGCTTGGCTACAAAAACTTCATGACAAATCTAGGAGCTGCTGATATAGTTATTAACTATGATAAGCTAGAGAAGGAATTCTATATATCTGATGGAGTTAGAACGTATCTACTCTCGACTGGCTTATCAGAGATATACCAGCTACCGTCTGGAATAGTAAGAGTAGGCTCTGGATTGTATGGAGCTCTACATGAAGCAGTAGACGCTGACACTAGTGCCTTCTTTACAACGAATAGCTTTGATATGAACCTTCGTGCAATTAAGATGATAAGCGTCCTTGAAATCGGTTGTACTGGAAGCGGTATGCAAGCAGGTGTAGACTATTGCTACAATACATTGGGAAGCTATACAAGGAGCACTCTCAAGGATGTTAATGCTAAGGGAGTAGTATCTCCAGTAATAAGTGGAGTAGACTTTAAGGCTCATGTGACTGCTCCGCTCTTTAGTGCCTTCGAAGTAGATAGCTTGCTGATAAGATGGAAGCTAAATGATAAGACAGCGATACGAGGAACCTATGGAAATCAAGGAAATATGTGAAGAAGAAGTTGTAAGTGAAATAAGGATGATTAAACTTCTACCTCATGGCATCTCAGAGAACTGGCCTGACTTGAAGCGGTGTATAGAGCTTAGTCTTCCGAAGGTAGGAGTTACATCAGACCAGAGACCAGAGAGAATGACTATGATTCTCGAGGAACTTCTCGCTGGAAGTATGGAGATTCATGTTTTCTATCGTCTTATTAGAAATGTCCCTTTCACTTATGCTCTTGTCCTAACATCTATAATAATGAGCGTAGATGGAACTCATACAGACCTACTGATACATTGCTTCTATGGTCATAGAAAGATGATAACTAATGGAGACTTAGAGACAGGCTTAGGTATATTGGCTAAGTATGCTAAGAGCAAAGGATGCGTAAGTATAGTGACATACGCCAGTAGAGAATTCTACCAACAGTTCTTAGCATCAATAGGATTCAATACAGATTTTATCTACGCTGTAAAGGAGGTATAATATGTGTGGAGGAGGAAGTAGTGGTGGTTCTGTTACTACAGTTCCTAAGTATATATCTACTAGACATAAGGAATGGTTAGATGATATCTACGCAGACATGAATGCTACTGCTCTGAATAATCCTTACTCAACAGCAGCTGCTTATGACCCAAGTGTTCTCACGGACGGTATGCTAGCAGCACTCAATGCTTTCTGTGGAGCTATGGTAGGCTTTCATGATACTTCTCTTGATGCAGACAAGGTCGCAGATGTCTACGATGCTATGTACGCTTATATGACAGGACTTGTTCCACAGACAGACTACGCGACTTATATAACTGCAATAACAACTGCTCTCGATACTGTCTATGAAGATGATACAGAATTAGCAGCCTCTGCGACTGCTTACAGTAATCAGCTACAGGCAGATATAGAGGCGACTGTTATACCTAAGTTCGAAGCAGGTATGAGAGATGCTAATGCAGTTATGTCCTCGAGCTTTGTTATTGGAGAAGCCCTTATCTATGCTGAGAAAGATAGAAACGTGGCGAAGTATACTGCCGACCTTAAGCTAGCTGCTCATACTGCAAGGAGTGATGCTATATCAAAGACAGGTATAGCTATGCTAGATGAGAAAGTAAAGATGGCTGCTCTCTATCTTCCTATGGCTAAATCATACAGTGACTTCTATGTTCAAGGTATAGACTTCAAGAAGCAGTTAACGAGTATGGTTCTTGATACCTTGAGGATAATCATAATAGCAAAGAAAGAGCAACAGGATGAAGACCTTAAGATAGATAGAGCTAATGCTCTGTGGGATATAGAGATGTATAAGTACGCAGGTTCTCTCCTAGGTGCTTATCAAGGGACATACAGCGTTCAGGAAGGACCAAGTAAGACAGGCATGGGTACAGCTCTTGGTGGCGCTATGTCAGGAGCTGCGGCAGGTGCTATGGTGGGTTCTGTTGTACCTGGTATTGGTACAGCAATGGGAGCTATTGTAGGTGGAGTAATGGGAGGAGCTGCAGGTTTATTCGGTTAACACTATGGTGAAAATTTCACCAAAGTTATAAGGAGGTTACTATGTTTGAAGGTATGAATATGAGTTTCTTACCAGAAGTTATGAGAAATGCTGGTGGACAATTACCTGTTCCTCAGGCACCTACTATGAACTATACACCAATAGCAACTCCACAACAGGCTTGGTACAACAATCCTGGCTTCTGGAGTATGATTGGAAAGTTTGGTGCTGCCTTGAGTCCTAAAGACTCATGGGGAAGAGACCTTGGTCTTGCTGCTTCAGCTGAAAGTCAGGCTCGACAGTATGGATCTGGAATAAATAAGATGCTAGGACCTATACTAGCTGGAGAGACTCCTCTTCCTGGAACTGTAGGTACTGAGCTTGGTTCAGTTGCTCCAACTCCTGGAGCTACTCCTGTTGGTCAGAAATCGGTAAACCCTTTTTTCGACCAGAGCCCATCTACTTCGGTACTAAGTAATACGGAGATGATGGGCCTATCTCCAGATCAGATAAAGGATATTATGGGAACTGCCATTGAAGCAAAGAAGTTCCCTCTTGAGGTGGCTAGAATAAATGCAGGTATAGATTACACAAAGGCATCTGCTGAGCATATGAAGGCGTTGAACGCTGAGACAGCGAGGAAGGCAGCTGTTGAGAAACGGAGAGAAGTCAACTTCAC